CAATGCACTTGAAGCATGCTATATAATAAATCAAAAGGAGTCTAGTTATGATTAAATTGTTCGCCGACGGCGCTGATATGCAGGGTATCATAGAGGCTGCAGACAATCCGAGGATTGCTGGCTTTACAACTAACCCAACTCTGATGCGACAGGCTGGTGTTACTGATTACGAGAAGTTTGCTAAAGAGTGTATTGATTATCTTGCTGCTAAACGTCCTGAGACATGTTTGAGTCTTGAGGTGTTTGATGATGATATTGAAGGGATGTATAATCAAGCAATTAAAATTCAATCGTGGGGAGCAATGAAGAGGTATCGTGTGTTTGTTAAGATCCCTGTAATGAACACAAAAAAAGTTCCAACATATGATCTCGTGCGTCGATTGTCTGACATTAATGTTAATTGCAACGTCACTGCTGTTTTTACAAAAGAACAAGTAGAAAAAGTTACTCGAGCACTTAACCCCGACACTCATGGCATAATCTCTATTTTTGCTGGACGAATTGCTGACGCTGGAGTCGATCCTGTGGAAGTGGTACGCCATGGCGCCGCATTACTTGGTCATGTAAAATTTCTTTCTCATAAAGTCAAAATTTTGTGGGCATCCGCTCGTGAGCCATACAACTATATTCAAGCAGAACAATGTCGTTGCGATATCATTACAATGACACCTCAGATGATTAAAAAACTTGATATGTTTGGTAAAGATCTTGAAGAATATTCTCATGAAACAGTAGAGATGTTTTACAATGATGCTGTCAAGTCAGGATTTAAGATCACCCTATGATAGTCACTAAGACACCTCTCCGAATGAGCCTCTTTAGTGGAGGCAGTGATATGAGCTCTTTCTATGAGAAAGAAAAAGGAGCAGCTCTGTCAGTTACTATCGACAAGTTTGTATATGTTTGTGTACATCGCACTCCTCACCTCGGAATCAAGGCAATGTACGATAAGATTGAAGAGACGCCTGATGTTGAGACGATGCAACACGAAATTTCTAAAGAGGCATTTACGTACTTTAATTACAAGAAAGAAATTACTGTCGCGTCAATATCAGATATCCTTTCAAAGGGATCCGGGCTTGGTTCTTCTTCAACCTTTACGGTAGGACTTGTTAATGCCCTTGCCACACTTCGTTGGGGCCACATTACAAAGCAATACCTAGCTGACGTTGCATGTGAAATTGAAATTGATCGTTGTGGTTATCCAATTGGTAAACAAGATCAGTACGCTGCTGCTTACGGCGGCATGAACCTTTTTGAATTTCATCCAGACAACACCGTGAGCCATACACCTATCAATCTTAATGATCAGAAGATGTTTGAATTAAATCAAAACCTACTTCTTGTTTATAGTGGTAGAGGAAGGGCAGCAAACAGTATTCTTCAAAAGCAACGTGACTCACTTACAGATAAAAGCAAGTTTGATAAGGTTAGGGCTAACAGAGACAAAGCGTATCAAGCCTACAATAGTATTCTGCATGGACAGTTTGATGACATTGGTCATCTGTTTCATGAGGGATGGCAAACTAAGAAAACAATTGTAGAGTCTATTAGTAATGATTATTTTGATAGTGTTTATAATAAGGCTATTGAAGCTGGCGCTTTGGGTGGTAAGTTGTTAGGTGCTGGCGGAGGCGGTTTTTTTATCTTTTACGTTAAAAAAGATAAGCGTAGTGATGTTATGAGTGCTGTGACAGAAGGTACTGAGTGTAAAATATATGATTTTCAATTTTACGAAAAAGGAAGTGAAGTTGTAACAAACTGCTAAAGGAGAAAAACATGAAGTCGAATATGCTTATTGCTGGTGCTGTTGCGTTAGGTCTTACCATTCCTGTTTTTGGTCAAGAACCAAAGAAGGAAGTGAAGAAGCCTGAACCTCCAAAAGTTGAAGCAAAGAAAGATGCTCCTAAAAAAGAGCCGGCTAAGAAAGAAGAGCCAAAGAAAGAAGTGAAGAAGGAAGAACCAAAGAAGTAACAAAAAGGCCCTTCGGGGCCTTTTTTTATTGTTGATATATTTTTATTGTCATGTTACAATGTTGATGTTGCTCGAAACCTTAAAGAGGATAATATGAACAGCAGGATTGTCTGGTTGTGGTTACACTGGTTTGCTGTTGTTGCATTTGCATATTCGTTTGTTCAAGTTGCTGTGGATATTGTGTTCTATGAATGGTATCATTACTGGTATGATCTGATCTCTTTTAGTGTTGGAGCTACGTATGCAGGGCTCGCGTTTATTCGTTTATGGAATAAAAAGGACTAAATTATGAACATCTTTAATCTTGATCCGAACGTTCGTATTTCTTCAGCCGTTAATGTTAATTTGTCAGCTCAACAATGGGATCTGTATACAGAATCGTTTCCTCGCCACACAATTGAAAAGGTGGCTTCTTACCTCAACAATCGTTTCAATCAAGGCTATAATCAAGGCATGACCAAAGAGCGGTTATCAAACTTTATGGATGATTTGATGGAAACGTTTAGTGTGTATGGTGCTAATGATCGCGAAACCCGTAAAGTTCTCGGTAAATTGTTAGAACAAGTTTATCCTTAGTGTCAAATCCTCCTAAATACCTAAAAATTAGGAGGACTTATGACTACCCCTTCAAGCACAATAACAGCAGGCGATGTTAACACGGAGTTAGGCAGGTCATCTACAGCTTCGATGTCTCTCAACGAAGAAAAAGTACGACGTCTGGCAGACCAAACATCAGGCACAGTAACGTTTGACAATCTTCGCAACAAAAGCAGGACAAAAACCTACAATAGCGGACAAGTCGTTCCGTCGCGTAGCCGATCTATAGGGTTCTCCACAGAGTTTATCAAATGGTCGGGAAATACGTCGTACTATGTTCCTAGAGTTGTTGATGATCAGCAGTACAACTGTGGATCTCTCGATGTTGACATCTATGATACAACGGCATATGCCAACGCTAGCATTCAAACACAAAATTTAACACTAACAATCGGTCTAACCTGGGATAGTTATAAGGTAGATGGAATAGACACTAATTTTGGTTTGGTTTTTGGTATTAAGCCAGCAGGATATCCGTTTCAGTCCTTTAGCGACTATAGCAATCAAAACTCTCTTATAAATTTAAATAGTGGGTCGTATAGTGGTGGTCGAGTATTGACGGGCACAGTAACACAAAGCTATTCACTATCAAATGCTGTATCGTTTGGTGATACAGGTGGGTGGAGTTTTGGATACACAGGCCAGTGGAATACAGGTAAAATATCTAGAACAGACCATGTGTTAGCAATTAGTATGAATATACTGCTTGATAGTGGATGGAGCAACAACCAGCCAATTACAATACATTACGCTCAAATAAGTGGTTCTTACTCAATTTAGCGGTGGGTTGACTTTTTTTCATAAAAAGTCTAGAATTGTCAATGTAGTGATTTGATAAACAACTGGAGATTATATTATGGCACACAATATTGAAATTGTAAATGGTGTTGCAAAAATGGCCTACGCCGGCGAATTGCCGTGGCATGGCCTTGGCAAGGAAGTCCCTGCTGATCTGTCTACTGACCAGATGTTGAAAGCGGCAGACCTTGATTGGCAAGTTGAAAAGATCCCCGCGTACTCAACAATCGATGGTAAGAAGGTTTCTGTCGGTTGGTCTGCCCTCACTCGTATGACCGATCATAAGGTTCTTGGCGTTGTGTCGAACGAGTGGAACCCCGTGCAGAACGAGGAAGCGTTCGAGTTCTTCCGTGAGTTCGTTGAAGCTGGTGACATGCAGATGCATACGGCTGGTTCGCTTGATGGTGGTCGTATCGTGTGGGCGCTTGCCAAGGTCAATGATGGGTTCACCGTGTTCAAGAAGGATACCGTTGAGTCATATCTCCTGTTCACGAACCCGCACAAATTCGGTCAAGGGATCGACATTCGTTTCACTCCGATCCGTGTTGTGTGCAACAACACCCTAACACTCGCTATCAACTCTAAGTCTGAGCAAGTGTTCAAACAGTCTCACCGTCGTGCTTTTGATGCTGACACTGCTAAGGAGACTCTCGGCATCGCAACCCGCAAGCTCGCCAAGTATAAGGAAATGGCTGAGTTCCTCGGTGTCAAAAAGTATACCGAGCAGAAGCTCAAGGAATACATGGGTAATGTGTTCCCTGTGATTACTCAGAAGGAGAACAGCAAGAAGGAGTTGTCGAAGTCTGCTGTTCGTGCTCTTGAGATCGTTGAAGCGCAACCTGGTGCTGAGTTTGCTCGTGGCACGTGGTGGAACGCGTTTAACGCTGTCACGTTCCTGACTGACCACGAGATTGGTCGTACAAATGACACTCGTATCAAGTCTGCTTGGTTTGGTCAGAACCGTAACCTCAAGATCAAAGCTCTCGAAACTGCAGTCGAGTACGCTAACGCGGCTTGATTGTAGTAACATTGCCACGCGTCGAAAGGCGCGTGGCTTTTTTTTGTTGACTTTATTTTTGCAGCTCAATATAATCCTGCTGTCAGGGAAAAGTTATAGGAGGTAGTATGAAGACCCATCCGTTTAATCCAGCTCGCTATCCAGACGAAGATTTTAACACATATCAGATCCGTCGGTGGAATGAGAATATGTATTTCAAAGAACTTTCTAAACCTAGAATGTTTTGGAATTCGTATGTCGATGGTCGTTACGTTTCTGGTTCTGAGGCCGACAAGTTTAATTTAGAACTAACAGCATGAATATTTTTTATCTTCACATTGATCCTATTGCATGTGCTCGTATGCACAACGACAAGCATTGTGTGAAGATGATTGTTGAGTATGCTCAGTTACTCTCTACTACTCATAGAATCTTAGATGGAGACCAATACTTAACTACAAACGTTAATGGTCGTAAGGTTGTCAGGTGGAAGCTGTCGGACTATAGAGAGGATGTATTGTATCAAGCTGCACACGTTAAGCATCCTTCTGCGATATGGACGAGGCAGTGTGATAAGAACTATTCGTGGTTATACACATTGTTTTGCAATTTGATCGATGAGTATAGCTATCGGTATGGTCGGACGCACAAGACAAGCGAGCTGATTGAGTATTTAAAATTTCTACCTGGAAATATTAAAATCGGGCAATTTACAGAGCCAACACCTGCTATGCCCGACGAATACAAGGTAGAAGGAGATTCTTTACGATCATATCACAACTACTACAGATATGGTAAAGATCACCTCGCTAAATGGTCTAAACGCCCTACACCAATTCTTTTAGATAAGTAACAAACATATTAATGGATGTTGAACTTATATGTTAAAACTAATAAAGTATAATGATGGTGTAGGAGCTGTTGACATTTGGTATTTTGTAAACAGCGAGGACACGTTAGCCAGTCCTGTATTTGAAACAAAGGATCAAGCTATTAGTTGGGCTCATAGTCGGACAGAGCTTGACTCAACGAAGTGGGAATGGTTGTAAACTGTAGTGAAAGAAAGCTGTTCGGACCCCGGTTCGATTCCGGGCAGGTCCACCAAAAGCACACTGATTGTCCCACAGAGGCCCTTACTAATATCTGGACAGTGTGCTTCTGATGGGCCTGAATTGGTCTCGACGGGCAGGGAGTATGGCATTATGGCAACCCGAGAGGCGACTGCCGTAAGCAGAGCAAAACCAAGTAAACGCCAATGATAGCGATTACGAAATGGCTCTTGCTGCCTAACAGCGCAATTGCCTGAGCTTTTGGGGATGTGCTTGGAAACAGAAACATCCCCTTCGTTTTTAACAACAGAGGAACAAAAATGTCTCAAAGAACCGTCAGCGCGATTGCTACAATCGCGTGTGTGGCAATTGGACTATTTGTTGGATTTGTTGCCACAAATTCTGCTATATCACGTTTCACCAATAAGTATCAAGGCAAGGAGTTTATAACAGCAGCAGAAAGAGAAAGACAACTTAAGTGTCTTGCATTAAATGTTTATCATGAGGCTGGTGTGGAATCATTTGAGGGAAAGATTGCTGTTGCTCAAGTTACAATTAACAGATCTAACTCTCCACATTTTCCGAATGACATTTGTAGAGTTGTGTACCAAAAAGACACATTGATGTCGAAGACAGTATGCCAATTTTCGTGGTATTGTCTTCATCCATCAAGTTTAGCTCCGACAAATACAAAATCGTATGAGGAATCATACATAGCAGCAAAGAAGGTTCTTCTAGAGGACTTTCGGTTGGAGCTTTTACATGATGCGTTGTATTACCACGCTGACTACGTTAATCCTGGCTGGAAGAAAAAGCGAATTGGAAAGATAGGAAGGCATATATTCTATGAATAAAGTAAATGGGCTGTCGTTCTCCTCTCAATACCTCAAACAATTGTGGAGCGATCTAGTTGCTGGCACGATCAGGTCCCTAGATATTATTGGAATGATATTTATTCATCTCGCTACGATTCCAACTCTTATTGCAGCTCAGAACGGAACAATCGATAAGCTTCCATCAATTGATATTGTACTGTTCATCTGGGCAGGATTAAGTGTGTGGTTCTGTAGGGCATTAATGCAGAAAGACACCATTATGACGGCCGGTATTGGTGTTGGTTTTATTATTCAAGCCCTACTCCTTGCGCTACTTCTGTTCAAATGATTACAGTATTGTTTGATGATTACCACGTGACCCCTGAGCAAGAAAAAGAAATTGCTCAGATACACACATCCAAAAACCTTTTACTGGAAATAGAAAAGGTTGTAACCGATAAACGGTTGACTTATATTGAAGCAGTAGTATATTATTGTGAGACGACTGGATTGGAAGTTGAAGTTGCAGGAACACTGATTAAAAACAATCCTAAGCTGAAGGCGTTGATTCAGGAAGAAGCTGAGGATCTTCATTATCTACCACGAACAGGAAAGTTACCATTATGAGCGAACATGCCGCCGGCCCTGAGAAGGCCCCAGTTGAATATAATTTTGTTCCCCCGTCTGACCATTCTACTCCAGGTCTTGCAGCTCATCTGGGCGGTCATGGGTTTGAGACTCACACAGACGATGGGGCAATCGACTACTTGATTAAGACTTTTAATATTAAGTCTGCTGTTGATATTGGATGCGGACCTGGAGGCGTCGTTAAGCAGTTTATTCAACGTGGTATCGATGTGGTTGGTATTGATGGTGATCACTTATGTCCTCGTGAAGAATCAGTACAGAAAGTAACAGTCATTCATGATTACACTGTAGGCCCTTACAAGTGCGATCCTGTACGTGACCTAGCATGGTGTGTCGAATTTGTTGAACACGTAGAAAAGAAGTACATGCCAAACTTCATCGAAACGTTTAAGACGTGCAAATACGTCACAATGACACATGCTTTTCCTGGCCAAGGGGGACATCACCATGTTAATTGTATGCCTCCTGAGTATTGGGTCGGTGCAATGGAAGCAAACGGTTTTGAACTGTTAATTAACGAAACCAACGAAATGCGTAAAGCTTCTACAATGGCTCAACGTTACATTCGTCAACAAGGCCTTATTTTCCGTAATCTTAATGTCGCCTGAAATGGCTGAAGCGTTTGAAGCGTATAAGAAGTATCTGGCGTTAAAAAGCCACTTTACGAACCCCAAGTATGATTACTTTAAGTACCAGGGACGAGTGAAAGCCACGCCAGATACTTTTGAGACTCGGAAAGACAAATACTTCTTCTACAAACTTTCAAAGCAGAAAAATCTAGAACAATATCTTGTTGCAAGTTTTGTTGACCTTGGACCTTCCCAGTGGATCGGGGATCTAATGGAAAACATGAAGGTTAACAACACGTATGCAAAGTGGTTAAAGCGTCAGGAGTCGATAACCTATCACTACAAGAATGAATTGATAGGGCTGGACGATGACTACAACAAGAACTTCGAAGTTATTGATGGTCAACATCCGCTCTTACTCAAGAAATATCTTCAAAAAGATGTGTGTATTGAAACAGTTATCATCCTTGATAGTATTACACCGTTTATAAAATACTGGAACAAAAATATTGATGATCGTGTTGTTTGGCCTGAAGTGAGAAGTAAAATTGATAAATATAGGCCATTCGTGCGATTTAACAATGAAAAGTGTCGCCAACTCACTCTTGAACGCTTTATAAATAACAAAAAACAATAAAAAAAGAGGCAATAATGGGCGATCCAGGTAGCTACGTTACAGCAAAAGTTGCATCAGCAATAGGTGGTTTATTTGGTGGCATGAGTATGATGACTTTCATAAAACCACGTACAATCAGTGAGGCGTTTGCTCGCGGCGGTGTTTCAACAGGCTCAGCAATAATTTTTGCAACTCCTATTCTCACTACTCTCAGTTTGCCTACAAACTGGGAAATGCAATTAATGTCTGGGGGCATCATAGGCTTTATAGCTTATTCTGTTCTCGGAGCAGTAGCACGATTTTTTGATAAAAATAAAGAAGATGATATCGTAGAGCTAGCCAATAAAGTAAGAAACCCTCCTGCTACCACAGTAAAGCAAAAAAGAAGAACGGGTAGAAGATAATGCAAACTCACGATTTAGTCAGCCTTCTTACGCACTTTTCGTACCCGGTAAATTTTCTTTCCCATCTTTTAATATTCTCCGGTGCTTTTTATATCCTTCTTCACAATAGAAACTTGCCAAAATGGCACGTGACTCCATTATGGTGGGCAGGATGTGCCAGCATGCTTGCTTTTATTACAATCGTGCTTGGTTTATTTTTTGGAGACGATTTTGTCTTTTCTTATTTTAGGTTCGGTTTGGTAGCTGAGACCATATTTAATGCCTGCATAGCTTCAATTGCTGTGACATTTCTGTGGAGAACAGTAAGAACAGACATTCAAAACAAACAAAACAGAAAGCAGCCGAAAAAGAAGTTGAAATAATTATTTTTTTGTTGTATCATAGTTGTGTTGTTATGGTTAAGTGGATAAGAAGTTATACTAACATACTTTCATACGAGGTAATTATATGTCTACAAGTTTTGCTCAGCTCAAGAAGTCCCGTCAGTCCAATTTCGATAAGCTCGTCTCCGAAGTCTCCAAGCTCGATGCCAAGCAGCAACAAGGTCAGCAAGAAGACAATCGTTTCTGGTATCCAGAAGTTGATAAGTCTGGTAACGGTTATGCTGTTATTCGTTTTCTTCCGGCTCCGTCAGGTGAAGATGTTCCGTTTGTCCGTGTATGGGATCATGGATTCCAGGGCCCTGGTGGTTGGTACATTGAGAAGTCTTTAACGACTCTTGGTCAGAAGGATCCTGTCTCTGAGTATAATTCTCAGCTGTGGAATTCTGGAATCGAGTCTAATAAGCAGCAAGTTCGTAAGCAGAAACGTCGTTTGAACTTCTTTTCTAACATTCTTGTTGTTAAAGATCCTGCAAATCCTGCCAACGAAGGCAAGGTGTTTCTCTTCAAGTTTGGTAAGAAGATCTTTGACAAGCTCAACGCTGCAATGAATCCTGAGTTTGAAGATGAGAAGCCTTTGAATCCGTTTGATATGTGGGAAGGGGCTAACTTCAAGATCAAGATTCGTAATGTTGAGGGATACCGCAACTATGATAAGTCTGAGTTTGACTCGCCCGCTCCGATCTCAGAAGACGATAAGGAACTTGAAGCGTTGTGGAGCAAGCAGTATCAGCTTCAGGAGTTTGTTGATCTGAAGAACTTCAAGTCATATGACGAGTTGAAGGCAAAGCTGCATAAGGTGTTGTGTCTCGATGGGTCTGCACCGAAACCTACCAATCGTGCTGCTGATGATGAGGACACGATGGCAGCTCCTAAGCGTCCGACAAAGCCGGCTAAAGAGCTTGATCAGGCGTTTGAGGAAGACGATGACAATATGGATTTCTTTAAGAAGCTTGCTGAAGAGGAGTAATTAGGTAAGTGAGGAATTGACAGCCCTAGGGCTGTCTGACTGAGGAGCCGATCCCTTACGACGTTGTATGATAGTGCTGTTATCTGCAATGTTAATAATAGGGGTTGGCTCTTTGCTTTGCTGCTTTTGTTGAAACGCTACATCTCCAGAAGTTTGATTCATTGCTTGGCCTGTAGTAGGGGCTTGAGCAATCATCGTACCTCCTGTTGGTTGAATTTTATTTCCGTATTGCTGTTCAAAACTAGCTATCTTTTGACTATATTTCTCGGCCGATGCTGTAGCATACCCTGCTTTAGCAATTTCATATCCAAATCCTGCGGCAGTAGTCTGCTCTCTAGCTTTAGCGTAGCGTGAAGAAGATATAAACTTTGCAAAGCTATTAGCAAAATCTTCTAGGTCTTTAAATTTAGCAAAATAGCTTCTCACCTGTACCCAATTTTGACCTTTATTCTTTGCGTCTTGCCATTGACCTTTTCCAAACCATTCATCGACTGTTACGTCACGCCCTTTCTTTTTCATTTTATCATCTTGACCGAGTACACGGTGCAACGTTTCTCCTGATTGTTTAGCACGTTCAAGTTGGGCATCCGTATAACGTTCTTCAGTTAATACATAGTTGCCTTTTTCGTATGGACTACCTTTATACCATTTAATGCCTGCATAGTTAAAATCAGCAGGCAAGTTTTTCCCATATCCTGACTCCCCTGCCCATTGACCGAGAATGGCTACAGGCGGTACTTTGCCACCTATCATCTGGGAAACTTTTTGTGCGTAAGGGGTAAGACCTTTAACAAAGGCCTCAGGCGAAGAAAATATACCCCCACCAGAGGGTTTAACTTCCGCCTCTTTAATAGGTTTTAATGTAGGAGCTGGAGGTGGTCCAGCTGGTGCAGCCGGTTTCGGAGCAGGAATCTTTTCAATCCTCGGAGCCTCAGCAAGGGTTGGCACTCCAACTTTTGTTGGAGGAACTTCTACTCGTTGGGGAGCAACTTCTGATATTTTAACTGGGACCTTACCAGGTTCAATTGTTGGAGCTTCGACGAGCTTTGGTTCTTCTTTAAGAGGAACAATTTCTATCCGCTGAGGAGAAACTTCCGAAATTTTGACTGGAGCCTTACCAGCCTCAATTTTTGGAGCCTCAGCAAGTTTTGGCTCTTCTTTAAGAGGAGCAACTTCTATTCGTTCAGGAGTAACGGTTGGTTCTTTCCTAGGTGGGGCAGCAGGACGTATACGTTCCCATGGTACCGTACGTGTTTGAGTTGGTGGAGGAGGCTTTGGAGCTTCGGAAGGAGGAGCTGGCGTAGGTTCAGCAGGTTCTTTTTTTGGTTCTGTTTTACTTGGAGGAATCTCGGTAGATTTCTTTTGATCAATTTCTTCACCAAGCTTTTGTATTTCTTTTGTTTTTTCGCTAACTCGCCTTTGTATTTGATCAGGAACATCTTTTGTAAACATCCCTTCAAAAATACCTTTAACCACCTCTTTCATAATAGGAATAACGCCATCTCGTGTTAAAAGAGCTGCTCCTGCAGCTACTGCTGTATAATTAACAACGTTGGAATCAGGTTGGGACTTAGGCTGCTGTCTGGGGATAGTGGGTATTGTTTTTTCCAGAGGTTGAGCCGTTTCAACAGGTTGTTGCTCAATTGGTTGTGTTTGACTTTTTGCTTTTTCTACAACTGTACTTGGAGCTTGTTGCTCTTGGGGACGTTGTCTGGTAGGAATTGCAGCTGTAGGTGGAGCTGATGGAGAAACTGTACGCTGTTCTTTTTTAGGTTTTTCTAATGGAATTTTATAAAAAGGAGGAGTTTGAAACTTTTGTCTTGATGGTATTGCTAATTGTTTGTTTGTTTTATCAATAATAGAGCCAATTCTTACCATTTCCTTCGTGATTTCGGCAAACAGGGCTGTTTGCCGTTTTAATAAGGAAGTGTTTTGTTTAGCTTGTTGCTTAAGATTATCTACTATTTTTTTCATCTTTTTATGCAATAGACGTAAACACTATATCAACATCGAGATCACTTCTTGAAGCAATAGGTGAAGGAATATACGAAAGGTCTGTATCTTCGTAGCCCTCGCTTGTGGTTCGAGAGTTATTAATAACGTTTGTACTAATATCAGGTTGTTTTGGTGTATAGTATTGCTGAGCAACATTAACACTTCTTCGCATAATATCCACTCCTGTTGTTGGTTCTTCTGCAACAGGTTGTGTCGTGGGGGAAGGTTCTAAAGAAGCTGATGGTGCTGTTTGTCCCGAAATTTCCCCTCCCATAGGAGTTTGATCCATACTAACTGGGGTCCCCCCAGCTACTTGTTGTTCCCCTCCCATAGGAGTTTGATCCATACTAACTGGGGTCCCCCCAGCTACTTGTTGTTC